TTCTACCGGTGTCACCATGCCATCACTTCCAATTCCAAGCACCTTTCCGGCGTTTTCTGTCCCCTGGTCTTTGTCGACTTTCGTCAGGATGTCTTCGGTAGCCTGGTTGAGCTGTGCTACCTGCTCTTCCGTCATACCGCTTACGGGATTCTCTTCCAGGTATTGATCTACGGCGGCCTGGATTTGTTCTGGTGTGACGGTGCCGCCGGAGCCGCCGCCAGAATTTTTCAGTGCCCGGATAATCAGCGGCAGGATCATTCCAAATCTATTTTCTGTCAAATCCATTCACCCCACTCTCGATCATTTCCCATCATTGCTACATCAGCTGCGGGAGTCTGCGCAATGCTACCGTATTCAATCAGCACATTTTCGTCCATTCCCTCCACTTGTGATCCGGTGGTCGGGAGCGGATCGGTAGTATTGTCAGCCTGAATCCAGACTCTTTGGCTTGTCCCTTCCGGATGCAGCGGATCGCCGCCGTATACTCTCATAATTTCCAATAATTTGAACATGATTAAACACCTCCTTAATCAACAAGAAATACTTCGTGGAAGAATATTGCTGTGTTTTTCGGTATGGATGTATATCCAGCCGATCCCGGTTCAGATGCACGCGAAGCCGTAATTGTCCCGTTTGTGTTTACCCTGATCTGACAAATATTTTCTGCAGCGGTTGTCCCGCTACCGACTACCATTTTTGATGGATAGTAGTCAGATGATGGAAGCGTTCCAAGTGTCACCTCCGTGGTCGATCCTGCAATCTGGTTGGTCGTATTTCGAATCGCCCCGGACACTTCCACTACATTTCCAATTTTCCGGCACTGTGGTATGTGAGCGGATACACCCTCATATTTTCCAGTCGTATTGATCGCCTGCCACCCGGAATCTTCCAAAAGCGGGCTGGTATCCGAAAAGAATTTTTGAATTTTCCCGAATAGTGTTGCAAAATCATCACCGCTTGCAATATTTTTGCGTGTGGAAGCTTCTGTGAAGGTAACTGGTTGCTCTTCTACGTTTTCGATGCTTCCCGGTTTTCCGCGTGGGATGACAAAATCAAATACCGCATCATTTTCCGTTCCGGAATTGGTTACAGATGCGTTTGTTCCCGGTTTCCCTGTGGTCACTGTTCCGACTGACACAGTCGCTGCAAAGTCTCCATTGTCCAGTTTGTTTTCCACTTCTTCTGCAACATTGTTTGCGGATGACGCCGCACTGTTTGCCTGACCGGCTGCCGTATTTGCGGATGACGCCGCACGGTTTGCCGCCTGTGTGGCAGCCGTTACGGCGGAAATAGTCTCATTTGCCTGCGTAATCAAGGACTCCAATGCGGAATATTCATTTTGTGATTCTACCGCAGAATCTTCCGTGATATTTTCCTCCACGTCTAAAATTACGACAAAGGAAGCTGCTACATTACCGTCTGCCGTAATCAGCACTTGCAATTTGTTATATCCAATCTCAGCCATCATCTGAGTGGTCGGATTGATAATCACTACATTGCCGTCAATCTCGGCCTGTGAGAATACTTCAAGGCCGGAAGGTTTTTTGACGTAGGCAAAAGCGGATGCGCTGGCCGGTATCGTAAAATCAGATAAGACAAATTCAATTGGCACGCCATTTGTATTTTGCACGTATTCGATTTTAACTGGAACTTTTTTTGACAGTAATATTTCTCTTCTCATTTCTCACCTCACGCGATTGCAATATAGGTAATATCGACAGATATCGGTGTTCCGTAATAGTTTGGATAAACATCTCCTCCGTCTCTGATTCCAAGTAAAGTGTATCTGCACTCAACCGTAAGAGTAACTGTCGCGTTTTCCTCATCTATTTCGTGTGTGTAGGCCAATTTTGATAAGGCGCTCCAATAATGATCAGCCATACTGTCCGCAATTGGAATCATGGCAGAAGGAAAAGGGACAAAAGAGATACTTTTTCCTTTAAAATTGTCTGGAAGCTGTATAGTCTTTGTTGATTTATACGTATTTACGTTAAAGTTTTCAAAGGTTACCGTTCCGGTTTCCATCAAATAGTGATAGCTTTCTTCTGTTTCTCCATCATGATGCATTAACCCATTTGCGTCCATAGTCGTGTAGCTCCCTTCATTGTCATATGTCGAAAAAGATCCTTTCATATTCATCTGCCCGTTGTCCAGATCCCAGAAAGATTCCCCATCTTTATCAGAAATCCGTCCGGTTACAATTGCATTTGCGATAATCCCGGCCGCCGTAATCGCAGTCGTCCAGTCCCATGACCGTCCGTCAGTCGTCCGCGATTTTGACACTTGAATGCCTTGCGTTCCGATGCCCAAAGCCCCATAGAGCGGACTTGTCGCATCCAGATTTTCAAAAAGCAGCGCCATTACGTCCTGCTTTTGCGCGATATCATATTGAGCACGCAGGGATGTGAGCGCACCGTTTAGGATGCCGGAGACCTGCTCTGCAATAAGCGTTCCGTCAGGTCGGATCACGCCGTCAATTCTTCCGATGCTACTACTTACATTCTGGAAGTAATTGTATTTGAAATCGCCCAGCACCACGGACGATACTTTCTTCCGAATGCTGTCGTATTCCAATTCAATCACCCGCGCTTCGGTATCAACTCCCAGGCGGTTGTGGATACAGTGTACCGTGTCACCCAGTCCGACTTCTTCCAGAATTTGATAGTTTTTATACTGTCTGGTGTTTTGCAGCAGCACCATATCCGCCTCAATGGTCACTTTCGGCTTGTCGAGTCCTGCTTCGTATTGTTCATTACACCGCAGTGTCAATGCAGAGTCCAGTTCTTCCTGATTTTGGCAGACAATCACGCCTTCCTCTTCTTCCTCGTTGGCGTCCTCGGCCATTTTTACATCGTCAAAAGTGATCGTGGCCGCCTTGACCATCGGATAGGCTCCAATGTTCGGGCTATCCACATATCCCAGTCCGGAAAGCCGGTAGCCATTATAGGCCTTCGGGTAGATGCGCGTTACCACATCATTGATGTCTACCTCTTCGCTCAGGCCGTCCACCGGGATATTTTTTCCATATCTCAGTTCCACCCCGTAGTCTCCGCCGACTCTGTTGTTGATAATAACGACAAAATTATTAAATAAAATCTCTCCGCCCCATCGGTTAATGAAAGAGTTGGAGTCTTCCCCGTTTATCGCTTCGATCAGGTTTTTGTCCTGGTAGTAGGCTGTGGCCTGCCGGGTGATGTCGGACTGCCCAGAATATTTTGCGTTCGGCGCGGTCATCATATCCAGTGCCGCCTGCCCGGTCTTTAATACCGGCCGGATATCCGTTAAGTAGCAGTCGTCCAGTGCGTCCATAAAAATTGGCTCCATCGTGGCGGTGATCCCGGAATCAATTTTCCGTACCTTCTTTATCCGGAAAAGTTGATCCTCATTGAATGACGGCATTTTGACTACATTTCCCTCCACGATGTATCTCCAGCGCCCCATATCGTCAATTGGATGCTTCAATTCTGCTTCCCATGCGCCATTTAAAATCGGATGCACAGTAGCAGTTATCGGAGTCAATGTCATATCGCCGTTTGAATCATATAAATGCTCGTTACTTTTTACGGTTTCCACATTAAATCCGATTTCTGCATTTGCCGTCACGCCGCCGCCGCAGAAGAAACAGAAATAGATTCCCGTTGTCCCGGGCGGAAATGCAAATTCGCATTCTGATTGCCCGTCCGGAAAATACTGTATAACCTGGTTTCCATTTACAGTTCCAGCCATTCCAAAGTATACATTTTCTCGGTCGCTTTCGATGGTGGACACCACACGAAAATGATTTCCTATTTCAGACAAATCATAGGTCGCATTCATCCGTGTTTCTGATCCTTCCGGCTGCGTGGAAGTTCCGGATATCTGAGCATAGTTACAATATTCCAGTCTGTAAAAATTTTGCGATACACCTTGATACGGCTGATTTACATGATAATAATCACTTCTGTCAATGTCTGTATACAGATTCATTGCAGACTTCTTTTCCATCGTGACGTCAAATTCCTTGTTTACTGTCTTACCTCCAATGACGCAAAAGCATATTCCGGAGTCAGTTGAATTGTATGGAATAGATAATTCAAATTCTTGCAATCCATCCGGTACAAAATAATAATTTTCATTTTCTTCCTCATCGAACCAGACTCTTGAAAAAAATACTTCATCAATACTTCCGGATATGCTCGTTGTGAATTTTATGATTTTATTCGCGGACGCCCCGCATTTTGCGTAAAAAATTTTAATCATGTCATTTTCATAGGAGCATGTCCCTGTAATCTTGACGTGATATCCGCTTTTTGTCCTTGTAGCAACATATGTCAGTCCATCTTCCGTGATGTTTACATCCTTGACGGAGGGAAAAGACTGATATGCCTGACTCTCATCATATACCTGTATCATAGCGTCCTCCAGTTTGGGATAATCGACAATTTATATCCACTCGTGATCGATATCGTATTTTCTCCTTCTTGCAGCCATAAATCTTCGTAATTTCCGGTCACCGCAATATTATTGATATCTCCATCCGTGCGGTATGCAATCATCAAGTCTGTATCGATCGTCAAGTTTTGGCCTACGGTTGCGCTCATATTTTTTCCATTGACAGTCAAAATACAAGTACCATTCCCAGAAATTTTATAGATCGGATGGCAAATCATATTGGAATTATACAGGCATTCGGCTATGGTTTTTTCGGACTGTCCATCATACAGATAGGAGTACGGCTCACATACAAATTCAGCCGTAAAATTACCCAGCCTGCGGGAAGTTCGTTCCGTGTCAGTGATATTGCAGTACAGGACTTTATAAAAAAATTCTGGATCATCGGAAAAGGATAAATTTCCCGTTCCTCTGATCCATCTTTTTGCCCGCCTGTAGATATCATTCCAAGAATCCGGAGAAGTCAGGAAGTTAAATTCAACCGGAATTGTGATCTGCCCGTAGCAATCATCTGTTTCAATCAGTACGCCGTCCCGTCCTGGGATTTCAATTTCTTCCGTCCGCAGCTGCGGGGAAGGGATGCTCGGCCGCCGGACAGGGAGAATCCCCAGTTCCGTACAACTTTTTCCGTTGTAAATTACTGCAAAGCTCAAAGATTTCTACCCCCTTTTGACCGGTTCGCCCCGGCCTGATTACTGCTGATATACTGATCTGCTGTCCGTCCTATGACTTTTCCGTCAAGGATGATCGGACTGCCCTGTATGACGATATTATATCCCGCCGCAATTGGCGTTCCGCTGCTCATCTCGCCCACGCTTCCGGTCATTGTCGTGGAAATAGTGCCGGATATTGCGCCGGCAGCGTTTTGAATTTTATCCAGATTTTGATAGATGCCATTTGCAAGTCCGGTCATAAAGTCAGGCATCCACGTTTCGTAATCTCGTAGCGGCCCTTCGTCCGGGCGCGAGAAGTGGAGAAATGACCTAATCCGGTTCGCCACGCTTGCTACTGCATTGACAATTGCATTTACGCCGCTCATAATTCCGCTTCTCAAGCCGTTGATAAAATCTGCACCCCAAGAAAATGCGCTGCCGATCAAATTGCTTATGATATTTCTCACATTGTTAAAAATGTTGCTGACCGTATTCGGGATAGAAGAAATTGCAGACGATACACCGTTTCGTAAATTTTTAAATGCGTTGACCGCTGTTGTCTTTGCGGAATTTGCCGCAGATGTTGTTTTGCTCTTGATATTGTCCCATGTGGTTGACACCTTTGACCTTATCGCGTTCCAGATGTTGTTTGCTCCAGTTTTAATATTATTCCAGGTATCAATCGTTTTTGTGGCGACACTTTCAGCGGTACTTTGTGCCTTGCTTTTGATTCCGTCCCAGGCATTCGAAACAGCGGTTTTTACATTATTCCAGATTTGTGAGGTTTTTGTCTTGATCGCTTCCCAGGCATTTGATATTGCATCACGGACAATTTCGACAGCATTTGACACAGCAGATTTTACCGTCTCCCACACGCCGCCAAGCCATTCTGTGATTGCGCCCCAATTTTGAATAATCAAAATTACCGCTGTGATTGCAGCAATGACACCGGCAATAATCAGAGATACAGGTGATAGGGCAAGACTTAGCGCTCCAATCGCCCCTACAATCCCAAAGATGACAGGTGATAGCAGCGTAATAGCAGCGATAACCGCTCCGATCACCTTTACTGCGTTTTGTGCCGGTTCCGGAAGCTGCTGAAACCAGTCCACAAATTTCCCGATTGCGTCCGCTGCCGCGCTCATTACCTCGCTCACAATTGGCATGATCTGTTCAGCCAGTCTACTCATTGCTTCATCAAATTTCGCCTGCGCTTCATTTGATTCGACAAGGGCGGCGTTTGTGTCCCGGTATCCCTGCGCCACACCGGCAAGTCCCTGAGACGCCAGAACGTCCATGATCATTTGTGCACGTTCGGATTCAGAATTGGTGCTTTGCAGTTTTTCATTAAAATCATCTTCACTGATTCCAGCCCAATTCAGCGCATCGGCAAATGTTCCGGTTACCGTTCCAACCTGCGCTGTCTCATTGATCGCTTCTGCCAAGCTGTCAATCGGGATGGAATCGCCATACTGCGCCCACGCTCCGATTGCCAGTTCCGTCATTTGCACTAGATCAGATTGCGAAAGGCCAAGTGCCTGTAGGTTTGCCGTTGCTGTGGCTGCCGTTTGCGTGTCACCCAATACGCCGTAAAGCTGGGTATAGACCTGCTCTGTCTCACCTGCCGAATACCCCAGTCTTTGTGAGGACGCTTCCAGCTGCCCCATGATTTGAAGGTACTCTTTTGAATCGTTGACAATACCAATCATGGCGTCTCCGACTCCGGAAATGGTATCGGCAAGATCAGAAAATGCCTGTGCTTTTGTGCCGGTCGCGATATCGTCCAGCTGCTTACTTGCATCATCCGCTTCATCAGCCATTTTCGAAAGACCGGTCGCAGCGTCCCGTGATCCATTTTCAATTTCATCCAGCATATTTCCGTTCTTGCTGATAGAATTATTCAGGCGGTTGATGTAGTTCTGCGTCTCATTCATGGCCACAGAAAGCTTTGATACCGCTTCCGCTTGCTGGTTAAATGCCCTTTCCGCTTTTCCAGCTTCCACGGACGTTTCCCCGTTTTCCTGAGCAGCCTTTTGGTATGCATCTCCCAGTTCTCGGAGTTTCTGCACCTGCTTGGAATACTCCGATTCCAGAAGACTGTATTTTTTACGCTGTGCGTCCAGCTGTTTTTCCATGACGCGACTTTTTGCAATCAGGGCGTCCTGCGAGTTTTCATTCTCTGCAAATTCGCTGTTGAGTGCTTTTAATTCTGATCCGTATTCCCGAAGGGAATTATTAATTGCTTTGATCTGGGAATTGAATTCTTTTTCACCCTTTATACCAATCCGTGGGCCAATATCATATCCTGCCATTTAATCCACCTCCGGTATTCCGTCATAATAAATTCGTTGACTGAGTTTCACTGAGCTGTTTTCGGATGCCGCATAAAAATCAGACAGGTCAGACAGTTCACCAATCGGCATGACTAAAAATTCACGCGTTGGAATCCCCATTTTTCGCGCGGAAACAGAAAGCCACTCAAGCGATTTTACACTTGAGCGGCTTCCGCGTTTTTTCCTGTCTGCTTCGATTCAACCTCTTTTTTTGATCCTGTATTTATACATTCGGAAATTTTATCTACAATTTCCTCCACTTCTGTGACGTCAATTGCAATTTCAATGACTTCGCGCGGGAGGGGCGTCCATTTTCCATCAATCAATGGCGCATCGTCCGGAGCCGGGATATCTGCTTCGAAATAATTTTTGTAAGCACATCCATGGGAAATTAAAAGGGCCAGCATATCAATCAGGATATCAATCTCATTGCCGCCAGCCTTTTTCATTTTCTCCATTGCCTTTTGTGTACTTCCGAATTTTTCCGCAATCTTCTTCGCAGCCCCAAGTGAAAAACTCATCGGATAATTCTTTCCGGCTATTTTTGTGTATACAATCCGATTCATAATCAGCCCCCATTTGTCACGGCGGTTACCGTTCCTATTCCGATTGCCTGACCCTGACTGTCCACATGCGCCACATACACAGTAGTTCCGTTTGTGGCTGTGATGTCTTCGCCAGATGTAAATTCTGTCCAGTTGGTTAATTTCTGTTTATAGGTCGGGGCGGGCCCTTCCGTGGAATATTTATAGGACGCGCCGGAAATCGGATTCCCGATGGTGATCTTTGTCTGTCCGGACGCTGCCCCAGCGGCAGCCGTCAGTTCCACTTCCTCCAGAACATTCAGCATTGTTTTCAGATATTCCATAGCTGCGTCATACGTGTCAAACCACGCTTCACGCTTCCACGGATGATTCAGTCCGCCAGACGCCTGCTCTGATTTTTCCAGTGTGCATTCCAATTCTTTTGTCTGCCATTCAATAGATTTGCCCATTGTGGTAGCGGCTTCAGACGGGATGGAAGGAGTTACCCTACACAGCAGCACCGCTCTATATTTATCCACATCGTTAATCTGTTTTACTTCTACAATTCCAAATCCAAACGGCGTGGACGGTGCATCATCATCATAGACCAGTTCGGTTACTGTGCTCTGTCCGATTTGTGTCTGAATTTCTTTCAAATTTAGCAAGAATTTTGACGTCCGCTGGTCAAGATCGGTCGTGTTCAGGGTCAGCGTACCGCCATTGAATTTTCCGTAATCGTGTTCGGCAATCTGGTCATCTCCGTAAAGCGGATTGTCGTCCGTCAATTCAATTTCAGAACTGTACTCCACTGCTTTTCCAGCAATAAAGCCGTTTGTATATGTAACCACATTGCCGTCATAGTTGTACCGGCCAAAGACCGGCAGCCGTAAGCCTTTTGTAGCCATAATTATCTCCTTTACTCAAATTTTCTTTGTAAAGCATCGTCAATTTCTTTTTGCATCGCGCTTTCCGCTCTTTTTCGCGCTTTTGTAACAGCAGACCGGAAAACTGGATGTTTTTTACGAAAAGAAGTGCCGGACTCGATACTTCTCATCAGCATTGCGTTCGGCACTCCGTTTGGATATTTCTTTGTCTTGACGCTCCCGTATCCATCCACACCGGGTTTTGTCTGGATGTAGTCGCCGTCCTTTTCGATCGGCGCAAGGCCAAAGGCGTTAATCAGGTCACCTTTTTGCCTGCGGCTTATCCCGGTCAAAGGATTTTCCGGTGTCCCGATAGGCGGCAGACCGTTTTCTCCTTCCTGAATCGGAAGGGCTTCCAGATTATTCTTGATCTCATCTGCCACGATGCCAGCGCCTTTATAGATGGCCTGTTTTACAATTCCTTCGGTGTCTTTGTAAAGACTTTCCAGTGCTTTCTGGTAAGCGTCAAAATCACCAAATTCAATCGTTGCCATCAGCCCACCTCCCAGACCCATTCATAATGGATAAACTCGGTTTCGTCTTCGTATTGGACGGAATTTAAATAAAAAGAGACGCGGTTCTTCACCAGCGCCTCCTGAATTTTATCTATGATTTCGTCCATATCTTCTTTGGTATAAAAGTCAATTGTCCCCTGTATAGACTGGGCTGTCTTTTGATCGTCACCCTCCACGGATGATCCTTCCGAATCTTCCGCCCAGACAATGTATTTATCCGGTTTTTTCATTGCTTTATAACGCGACACCGGCGGCCCGATATCTTTAAGAATCTCCGGTATGATCCGAATCTTTGAAAGCATAATTTTCACCCAGCCTTTCCAGGGATAGTTTTGTGATCCGCAATCCGTCATCATCCAGCTGCGGCTGGATCATCGCCAATCGGTATTGGTTTCCATTTTCTAAGACGCAAATATCCAATGGTGATATATCATTCCACCCCGGGATATTCACAACAGATTCAATCTGCTGCCGCGCCTGTAAGGCCGTGTAATACCGTGTGATGCCCAGCGTGTCATATCCAAAATAAAATTTTTCCTTCTCTACCAGCACGGGTACTGGCTTCATGCCTTCTTCTGCTGCGTTTTCTGTTGTGTAGATTGTCAAAATTCCATCGTCAAAGGTCATGATCCACCCCCGCCATGCTGTGAAAAATGGATATTATTCAGCCGGTACCGCAAAAAGCGCGGCATGGCTGTATCTGCGGCGGCTCTTTTCCGGAAAAGATAGGCGGCGTACTGAACCACCGCCATATCAATATCCATATCATTTTCCACAAGAGTAATTCCCTCTCGCTGGATCGCCGCTTTTGCCGTCTCAATCAGAGACTTTAAAAACACATCATTCGCAGATGTCAACATTTGTAGATCACTTTTCAACAGCGTCAGTCTTTCTTCATCCGTCAAGAGGGATCACCTCCTCAGGCTGATTTTGTCACATTCACCGTGTAAACCTTCACAGCATTTCCGTTCTTGACGGTAATGGTCATCGGATGAGCCGTAGAGTCAGCAGTCCATTTCGCAGCACTGCCGTTGACCACGTTCTTTCCTCCGTAAGAGATTTCCACTGCTGCGGATGCCTGCGCCGGTGTTGCGGTCACTGCGTCAGATGCGTTTGTTGCCGTCACGTTGTAGGTCAATGTGTCCGGATTAAAGGACAGGCTGTAAGAGCCGACAGTCAGGTCAATCAGGTCAGCGTCGTTTGCGGTATCAGCAGCAAAATCCATTGCGGTTGTCACGTCCGTGTTATTGATGTTGATTGCCACAAATGCACCGGGGATGATCGGCATACCGTCTGCCCGTGCTTTTCCGCGGAATACGGTGTTGTCCTGGATAAACTGCACGTGCTCGGACTGGTCAATCCGGATATCTGCACGGTCTGCCCATACATACAGATCGCCATATCCGCCGATGATATCGCCGTCCGGGATAAATTCCAGTACATCCACGTCACCGGTGATGATCGGCAGATTTCCGTACAGATTTGCCACGATGTCGCCGGATGCAGTAAAGGTAATCAGTTTGGATTTCAGTTTTGCGTAGGTACGGCTGTTCATTGCCCAGAACTGATTGCCGCGAGAATATCTCGTGAAGGTATTTCCAGCCGCCAGTGTGAGGGCGCTCCAAAACTGTGCTCCGTTCATGGAGTCTCCGTTGATACTCAGGATGTTGGATTCATGCAGGTCAACCCAGGTAGGTGCATTTGCAGGATATCCGGAAGGCTGGTCTTCCTGTGCCAGTCTGGTTACGATACCAAGCGGCATGTGAGAGGATGCACCTTTTCCATAGAGGATCGCTTTATCTTCGGCAAGGCCGATAGATTCGGAAATCATTTCCACAATCCAGGAAGCCAGGTCAAGGTTGCTCACTGTATCCTCCAGCAATGAATTGCAAACCGGCACATATCCGGCTACCTTATAGCCGTCCAAAGTCACCTGATTAAATACAAAGGACAATTCGTTGATAGCCCCACACATTTCCGTCCAGATCGCTTCCGGTACAGTTCCAGCAATAGTCTGACGCGCCTGACCCGGTACGCTTCTGACGCGGACGCGGTTCAGCAGCTTGGAGTAGCGATACATATTCTCGGAAATCAATTCCAGGAATACCACCGGGATTTCCAGATCGCCGCCGGTGATCGCTCTGGTGGATCCTTTCATAGAGCGGATTTTTGAAAGGAATGCCTTTACGTCTTCCCTTTCTACAATGTTCTCCCTTGTTTCCATCGGAAGCGAGTCAAAGGCTCTTACATTCATAGGCAGTTTACGGATATCTCTGGTAATCATCTCAACACCTTTCCTTTCTTTTCTGATTGGTTTTTTTACAGAAGATGCGGTTCTGTCAATCGGCGGTTCCGCTTCCGTTGCGGAAAGCTCGTCTTCCAGCCCCATAATCTCTTCGTTCAACCTAGCTTTACTTTCTTCATGTTCGGTTTTTTCTGTTTCGAAAGCTTCCACCTGCTCACTCACTGTCTGCTGCTCTTCCTCGGTCTGCGCTTCCTCAATCGCCTGTTCGAGTTCCGCTTCTCTTGCTTCAAAGTCAGCGTCCTTTTCCAGCAGTTCATTCAGTTCGCTTCTTTTTTTATCGATTTTTGATCGCAGCATAATTGCTTTTAATGCCATCGTTTTACTCTCCTTTCAGGCGCGCCTTCATAGACTGTCGCCATTCTTCTTTTCTTCGTTTCTGTGCTTCTTCATATTTCTGCCGCGCGTCTTCCAATTTTTCGCGGGCGGAAATGCTGGTCGCTTTGTAGGCCGGGAAGGTGCAGGGGGAGACCTCATACAGCGGATCAACCTCTGTAATTTTTGTGTGGTAGACTCCATCGTCATCCCACCACTCTTCCTGTCTTGCGATATCAAAACCGAAGGAGCATCCGGTCACATCCCCGCGGGAGACGCGGGCGTATCCGTTTACCGCCTCCTGATCCGCTTCGTTGATCTCCACGGAGCCAAAAAGTCCTGTTTCGTCTTCTCTGAGTGCGGCGGTTGCGTTACCTGTAGAGCCAAGGACGATATTACTATCATGATTCCAGAGGACTTTCACATCCTCTCCGGTTGCCAGATACCTTGCAAACGCTCCGCGTTCAATCGTCTCAACCCAGCCATCCCAGACCTGATAAGGCTCACCAAAAACGGCGAAATATCCTTCTAGATACCTCTTGCCGTTTTCCTCGCGGGTTTTCATATCCTTCATCTGTAAAATTCGCTGTTCCATTTACTCACCTCCCAACTTTTTCTGATCACTGATCATTCCATACGGGATGAAGTTTTCTAGTATGATAAGTTCATCGTTTTCGGATGCTGGTGGTAGTCCAATCCATGATCTGACTTCATCACGCGTCATAATTCCGCGGATATACTGATCGTCCGCAATCGCAGCAAGATCTCGCAATTCGTAGTTGTATAGGGATCGCGGATTAAATTTGAAATACAAGTCCGGGCTGTATAGCAGTTTTTTTGTCAGCTCCTGCTCGATCATCTGCGCCAACGGCATGATCGTGGAGGAAATAAAATTGTTCCATTCCTCCCGCTTGAATTCCCCAACACCCAGCAAAAAAGGCGGCACGCCTAAGATGGCTGCCACCGTCTTTTTATCAAGCTGCACCATTTCCGACAAAGCCAAGTCAGATAGAGACAGCGGACGAATTTGTTCCACATCAAATTGTTCTGCCGGGATGATCCAAGGCTCACCGGCCTGTGTTGTGTCGATATAATTTTGCAGAATACTGGCGCGCCCTTCCGGTGTCGCGAATTCTTCTGTCAGCCCATCCGCTTTTACAATGATGGACGGCTTCCATTTTGACTGCATAAATCCTTTTTCTGTCGCAGATGCCTGCTTTAAATTATCGGCCACATCCTTTAAGACAACTTGCAGTCCTCTACCCATCCACGGATACAGGTCACCAGGATTTAGGATAAAGTGCAGCACTTCATCCGGATCATATTCACGGCCATTGATCGCTACTGTGTAGTCCCATATCCCATCCGGGATAAAGCTGACCATGCTGGCCGGAACTGGGTTTAAATCTTCCAGGTATCCCCTGCGGAATTTCGGCCACACTACTGCATTTCCATCGCCAGATAAATACATTGTCCGGACAATCCACTGTACGAAGGATGATCGCGTCATATTGCGATTCGGGTTAATGTCAATTTTCCGGGAAAGTTCGTCTTTCACCCGGATGTCTCCATCCTCTGTGTTTCTCATGAGGTGGATTGTCATAGACCCGATCAGCTTTGATATCTGATTGACCGCCGTGACGATTTCCGGGTTGTGATCCAGGCTGATGTAGCCTTGACAAGTCAGGGAATCAAACGCTTCTTGACTACACAGCCAGGATACGGTTTTGATCACCGGCTCGGCCCTGGTCTTCATTTTTCGTTTGCTCTTTTTGCTCATTCTTTTTTACCTCCAAACCATTCTTGCGCTTTCTTGCTTCTTTCCAGATTTTCCAAATATCTTACGCACGCAAAAACCGAAGCATCGAATATATCAATCCGTTGTTCCGGTTCTATTTTTTCATATTGGATCATGTCGTCCGTCTTCTCAACAGCGCTCACGTTTTCTACACAATACTCAAACGCTTCGCTGTGCAGGTAATATAAATTTCCGTCTTTCGCGCTCTTTTCGATGTGCCGGAATCCTTCCGATTTTTTAAAGTAATACTGTGGCTGATCTATGATTTTAAATCGCGCCTGTTTCATACCGATAAAATATTCCCGGCAGAATTTACGGTCATGGCCTACCTGGGATATCTTAAATCCCATGTCACGCATTTTCACAAACCAGTTGACCACATCGGAATGATTGACGGTCGGGCTATTACACATCGTCAGCCAGCCATCGTCTTGCCATCCGAAAAGTGGTATGTTGTCCTGATCCGCTTTGATATGTGCCGCCACCACCGGAAACCATGCGTGGGTGATGATGATATCCACGCCTTTATAATTTCCAAATAGCGCAGCAGTCGTAAGGTCGTGTAACTTCGACAAGTCCGCGCCGCCATACCATTTGATCGGTAGCTTCGACAGCTGTTCAATTGTCCAGTCGTATTTTTCATCAGACTTACGGAATTCATCAATATTGAAATAAGCTTTCAGCGCATTGGTATATACATTCAGGGATTTCGCAAAAAAATCTTTCCTTTGCTGCGGATCATTGAGCGCCTGCTGCGCATCATTCATCAATTCGTCCGGTCGTATTGTGATTCCATATCCGGGGTTTGCCATTTCATGTACAGTTGGGTCTGTAAAGTCTACAGTTCCGTCTTTTATGCCATCGGGCGCGCAGCACATGAAAATGAAATACTGTTCATCATTAACAGTGCCGTCCAATACTTTCCGGCAGTATTTTAATCTCTGCCCCAGGAATAACTGTTCGTTATCTCCGGCTGTTGATATCCCGATGATCAGCTTGTTTGTATAAGCTTTCATCGCTTCTTTAAAGAGGTTGTACTGCTTCGGCTGTTTGAATGCATGTATTTCCAATTTGTTATCGCATCAGCTTTTTATCCGATGCTTCTTATCGTTTCCGATAAGTTCGGCATATATTATCATCCAATATGGATGTCGGTCACTCGTGGGAATGTTTTATTCTGTACTCTTTTTGTAAAATAAAAGAGCACAGGTTCAACTCCTATGCTCTACAATGTCGCAAACTTTTTAGTTTTTGCGATTATCACGGTGTTCACATGACTTCTTTTGTCCATCTGCTTATAGTGGTTCGTGCAAACCCTAATTCTTTCGCTATGTCTTTTACCATGATACCTGATTTTCTCATCTCTACTGCTTTATTTTTAATGTTGTTGATTTTAATATTATAAGCATCATGAGTGTAAGTTATATAGCTAGAATTTGAAATTTTGTATTTTTCCATTATTTCCTGCTTGCTCATTCCACTATTAAAGTCATCCACAATTTTTTTTATAAATCTGGATTTTTCATTTGAACTTTTAAAATATTGGGAAGGTTTTTTTAAAACTCTTGCAACTGTAGCTCGCGTACATCCAACTTCGTCTGATATGCGTTTTCTACTATAGCCAATGGAATTCAGTCTTATTATTTCTTTGTCTCTTTTTTTCTTTTCTTTTTTATGCATATTGATTAATTCGCTGTTTAAATCTTTCCTGAC